CCAGCAATATAAGGGGCTGCAGTACCCATAGCGCCACTATAAAGATTGGCGGCCTGCTGATTCGCGGCTGTGCCTTGCTGTTGAGCTGTGCCGATATTTTGTGTGGCACCAGCAATGTAAGGTTGGGCCTGCTGGACACCGCCAGCCAGCGCTTGACCCGCGGCTTGATACCAAGGTTGTGCTTCACCAGCCGCCGCATTTGTGTTGGCAATACCAGCTTGTTGTGTACCAGTTAAAGGGGCGACGAAGGCGTTGGGATCGGTGCTATACTGCTGAAATGGCTGAGTAGCCGTTTGCTCTGCTCTCGCATTGACAGCATTATACCGCGCCAATACTTCTGGCGGGATAGACACTGTACTGGTTGAGCCACCACCTTTACCACCGCCGCCCGACATTCATTACACTCCAACAACCATCTGATCGGGCAAGGCTTCACCCGTCTTTGTTTTATATAAGAAAAACGTCCCAGCTGGTTCCCCAAAATGACGTTCATACATGCGCATCTTAGCACGGGTTCTAGTATTTGACATTACCCCAATAACAAGGGGAAGTTCAAGACTATCCGATACTTGCTTACTAAACTCGCAAAGCTTGTTTGCTCTACCACCGCGTTCTTTTCTATACTTGTCGTCTACAAACAAACACTTCTCTTCTATGTACTTTGTATTACCGTACCATAATTGAGAGAAGCGGAGCAGAACGCCGCCCTCAAGTGCGCCAACAGGCCCAATTACGCCACAAATACCTTCCCAAAGGTACAGAGCTGGCCTAATCATGCCCAAAATCTTGTCGTAATCTGCGTCAAACAGCCCATTTTCATGAAAAACAGCCATTGCGAGGCGCATTAGTTCTGGTTCGTCTGCAGGTGTCGCTATCCGAACTTTGATCTCATTAGACATTGCTAATCCTTCTTTGGACCGGGGAGCTTCTGCAATGTCTTGATTGTCTTGTTACGCATCTTTTTGACAAACAAATCCAAGGCAGCGTGACCAAGCTCCATATCGCCGTTACCAATACGTGCCACTGCCTCTGGACTAATCACATACTCACCACCAGCCGCAACTATAGGTACACCGCTTTCCGCACCGCCGTGGGCTCTGTGAGGCAATTCAGCCCCATATGGTGTAGCCGGGCCAGAGTAAGGATTGGTTGCGCCGCTATAGGGCTCACCTTCAAACACGCGCTTGGCATGCTTAAAGCCAGCCATGGTATTACCTTCACCACTAGCCGAAATAATGTCGGCTGGAATGACGTAACTTGACTTAGGCACAACCATGGGCAAGTGGTCGGTGCGGCCAGCAACCGAACTATGAATAGGCCCCACATGCATTTCGGTGACAGTATGCCCACCTTGGGCGTAGCCACCCGTTGCCATTCCTTGCTCGGACAACCGTTGTTTGTAGATGTCAGAGTTGCGAATAAAATCTAATGCTGATTCAGAGCCGCCTTCACCACTACGCTGAATACGGCTATCATCCCAAATGTTAGATAGACGTTGGGGAGGCAATGGAGCTTTTTCGGGCAAACTTTGAGATCCAGTTGCACCAGATTGGCCTCTCGATGTTGCTATTTTACCAAGAATTGCTTCTGGGCTCGAAGTCATATCTGGATATTCATTGGCCGCCCGATTTGCATCATATGATTGCGGGACAAGAGCGCGACGACCAAAAGTTACATCTTCAACTGATTGTGGTTGAGGAGTGGCTACTGATGATGTTTGAGGAGAGGCAACTGATGACGTTTGTATTTGTTGGTGATCATCTCGCACATCCATCAACGGATCCCACCGCATTGTGGGTTGGTTCATGATGGGCTTATAAGCAATTTGCGCAGCGTTTGGGTTGTCCAATTCATTTCTGCGATTTTTGAATGCAGCACTTACATTGTGTGCAATATTTTTCCAATTGGTTGAACCGCCCGGGGTATCATAGCGAGCATCACTCGCATTAAACAAAACGTCTGGGTTATAATCTTCTGTAATAGACCGTTCAAAAGCACTTCTGGGCTGACCGCCACCCGTGCCATAACCCTTACGCGCCTCATTTAGCGCTGCGGCAATGGCTTGCTTCTGCGGATGACCGGCATGGATCATCTCGCTGATATTAGTGCTGATTGTCTTCTGTGACTTACCTTTTTTAAGCGGCATAACGACCTCACGAATATGATACTGTTGCGGTCATGCCACTGCCGGGCACAAACACGATACCGTTAGTAACGGGCAAATTAACTGTAACAATGCCAACTGTGTTGGGTATAACAGCGATTGGCAGTGTCGGGGATCCTGTTGATACACTATCATAAACCATACCAGATGCAGAGCCCGCAGTCGTTACAGAAACCTTTGCAACCCACCCCGCTCCAGTGCGGACGAGTGTTGCAGCGTTCAATGCTGGTGCGGAAATCTTGCCAGCAGTGAATAGTGTAGCAATTGATACGCCGTTAATAGCAGTCACGCCGTTCTTTTGCGCTGTTAAAAGGTCGTCAAGTGTTGCTGGCATTAGAAGCGTCCATCTGGTTGAAAGCGGTAGCGGATGTCACCAAGCCGCCAAAATGTTCCCACGTCATTGCTTGACACTTTAATGGCAATCAGACGGCCTCTGATGCGGGTGCTGATATATTCAACAGCTTGCGTCATGTTATATGGGCCATATGCCACCGGCGTGTCGCCGGGGTAATTTGTCGAATAGAACGTAATTTGCACTGTCGAATTGGGCTGTTGGCTATATTGGCCCCACTTCATGTCTGGCCAAACTTGGTCAAGAAACACCAACTGATCAGCCTCAGACACCTCAAAGTAACCCGTCTGGAAACTAGACAACATGGGCATGCCGTCCGCGTCATTAGTTACTTCGTGCTGATAAATGTATCCAGTTGACGGATCCGCACCAATCGGCGGCCCAAGAACTGACTGATCAACCCACGCGCTTCTTGCTAATGAGCCATAGTCCCACTGCTGCAGCACGGTGTTAAATTTGACGTAGCTGTCAACCTCACCATTACCAGCAACAGATGGGTAATACCAAGCCACCTCATTGAACTGCGCATTAGTTGCACAACGAATACGGTTTGTGTAAGGCAAACCATTGGCATCATAGCCTTGATTGAGGTTCTGAAATACAACGTCCCACACTGGGCAAGGCATCGTGTTTGGATCGCCACCAGAATAGCTAAAAAACTGCTTCTGGCTCATCCAATATGTCACGCCGCCTAATGTAGCGGCTGCACCACGTGCAATAAGACCACAGCCCGTTTTGACTTTGTTGAATGAATAGACATACGGAGGGCCAATGTATTGCATCGCCCAGAGGTCAATGTCAGTCCACAGCAGACCTTGTTGGTTAGCCTGCAAACCGCCTACAATCAAACTGCCGGTAGGAATGCGGTATGAGCCAGCTTGGTTTGTGACTGTTGCATCCCAAACAGCGTAATTTTCAACGTCCGACCACCGAACCAGCAAGGGATCACTTGTGCCGGTAAATGTTGATCCATATGCAATGACTTGCCGCTGGGGCATCGCAACAAACATGCCCGTATTTGCAAGAGGCACATTGTCGATGATTTGCGCATTTTGCAAAACGCCATACGGTTGCCACACATAAATTGGGCCACCAGTTGGGCATGCAAGCAAATACTCACCCCAATTGTCTAGCGTCCAATCTGTTGCTGTGATGTTTGTCCCGGCTGTGGGTGTAATACCAGACCCAGTGCCGTAACCGCCGACCCCATAGCCACCAACACCATAGCCAGAACCAGCAGGTTGAGGGACAACCGCATAATAAATGATTGCTTCGACGTAACCATTGTTTTCAAATGCACCCGTTGTTGATGATGCCGTGTTTGACGCAGTAAATGTAAACGTATTGGCATCAATAATTGATGTAATTGTGTAAGTTCCAGATAGTGTAATGCCACCAACTGTAGTGGTTGGATCAACCGCTAATTGTGCGCCAACAACTTGCCCATGATTAGGAAAGGTCGCTGTAATTGTTGGTGAGGCTGTCAGTGTTTGATAATAGGCAACTTGGCCGGGAAACGATGCTGTATGAGTACCCGACCCAGCAGATGACGTATTGATCAGCGCCCCGCTCGGTGTCAGCGATATATTAAACGTAGTCGAGGTCAAGTTGCGAACAAAATATGTTGTTCCAGCTGTAATGCCAGTTGGTAATGTGCCCGTGGTTGTAAACTTAACAACAGTGCCACTTGCTGGTGCGGATGCAACAGTGATAACAGCAGGCGATGCATTGCTAATAGTTGCTGTTTGCAAGTTTGTATAAGTTGCAGCTGTTTCAGCATTGACTTGAAAGTCATTTGCATCAAGCACGTTGTCAATAGTATACGCGCCAAAGAGCTTCGTACCGCCAATTGAAACGGGCGTTACATAGTAAATGTAGCTGTAAATGTTAGCAAAGCTTGAGTTAATTTTCATTGTAATCGTAGTTGAGCCCGCCGTTGTCGTAAATGGGGGCACTACGGTATAAATGGCATCTTTGGGCGTAATGTCTTGATCAATGCCATCATAAACAACTGACAGAGACAATTCCGCGCCAACTGCAAGACGTTGTACACCATTCAAATCTTGCCATGCCTTCATGTTTCGAACGGGCGATGGGATCGTGTTGGGGTAAAATTTAACCCACCCACCAAGCTTTTGCGGCAGACCAAGGCCAGATCGATCGGGCAGGAACCGAATGAGGTTTGACTGTGAAAGCGCAACCTCGTTTAAGGCAGGCGTTTTCTGAGTATCGACACCGGGAATTAACTTGAGGGCTGCATGTGGCATGCGTTAGCCTCTTGTCGGCGTGGCAACAGGTGACGGCGAGTAAGATGTCCAAGCCGCCGCCTCATATTTCTTGCGAACTTCTTCAACAAGGGCGCTCTTCAAGAGGGCATTGTACTGGCCTTCGTAGCTCTGTGCCATGGCAGGATCATCCGACTGGCGGCCAAAGTTACGCTGATAGGCGCTGATATAGATCATGCTGGCCATGATCATAACATCTGGCAAATATGTGCTGATAAAGGTCGTCGTATTGGTTGCAGACAAACTTGCGGGTCTTGTCGTTCCAGTGACTGTAATGGTGTAGTTGCTGTCGGGCCACGGACCAAAGACAATGTTGCTTG